CCTAAATGGGACATAGTTAAGTTCCAGATTATGACATATTGCTTTATTAATAGAATATCTATTAATGAGTCTGACTTGAATTGCCTTACACTTTTAAGTTTTAATGAACCTATTTCATTAACAGACTTTTGTTATGATGCTTCTTCTGAAGAAGGTTGGATTTTTAAATCACCACAGACTGTAAGAAATGCAATTAATAAAGCTGAAAAGCAACAGTTAGTTGTAAAAGATACTAAGAATAAAAAGATGATATCTTTAAATCCTAATATTAAGATTCAGACAGAAGGTACCATACTACTTGACTATAAATTTTTAAGTCATGATTCCCAAGAAATCCAGTAAGATTTATAAGATAGTTTCAGAAGATCTAAACATTCAAGAAAAACTTGTTGAAGATTTAGTTCAGTTCTATTATAAAGAACTAAGAAAAAAAATGTCAACACTTAGTCACACAAGAATAAACATTGAAGGTTTAGGACATGCAATGGTTAAACCACAAATAGTAAGTAAAGCAATTGTTAGACTAGAAAAATCAGTAAAGAACCATGATACTTCAACATATAATGCATATCACAATAAGAAGTCCATGGAAGAAAAACTTGTTCTTTTAAAGAATATAATTGTTAAACTACAAGAAGAACAAGAAGAAAAAAAATCTTTTAAAGAAAAAAAATATGAAGGCAGCATTGAGAGCAATATGGGAGAACAAGGCACAGATTCTTGAGGGTATTAAAAACTCAGTTATTAGAGATGAGTTTGTAGAAGATGTTGCCCGCATGAGATTTGATGTCTGTGATGAATGCCCAAGTAAAGGAAAAAAATGTGCAGTAAAAGGTACAGCTCCATGTTGTAATGAATGTGGCTGCTCATTAAATTTTAAAACAAGATCTCTTTCTTCAGAATGTCCACTTGGTAAGTGGCAAGCAATTGCTACAGAAGAAGAGGAAGATAAACTAGAACAATTATGAGCATAGTATTTAATGCAGATGATCACAGTTATGTAAGTGTAGATCCAAATGATCAGATCAAATGGACTAGTGTAACAACATTGATATCTAGTTTAAAGAAACCTTTTGATGCTAAGAAAGTAGCAGAGAGAGTATCTAAGAACAAGAAATCAAAATGGTATGGTGTAGATCCTAAACTTATTGTACAGATATGGGATAATGAAGCTACTAGAGCTACTACACTTGGTACATTCTATCATAACCAAAGAGAGTCTGACTTATGCTCATTTGCTTCTATAGAAAGAGAAGGGGTTACTGTTCCTGTATTTAAGCCATATGAAGGAGATAATGGTTTAAAAATAGCACCATTACAAAAATTAGAACCAGGAGTGTATCCTGAACATATGGTCTATCTCAAGTCAGCAGGCTTGTGTGGACAATCAGATTTAGTTGAAGTAGTCAATGGTAGAGTTAACATCATTGACTACAAGACTAATAAAGAAATCAAAACAGAATCTTTTAAGAACTGGGAAGGCATGACAGAGAAAATGCTTGATCCAGTACAACATTTAGATGACTGCAACTTTAACCATTATGCTTTACAACTCAGTGTTTATATGTATATTATATTAAAGCATAACCCTAAGTTACAAGCTGGAAAGATATTTATACATCACATTATATTTGAAGTTGACGGTGAAGATCAATATGGTTACCCAATATCTAAACTAGATGTAAATGGTGAACCTATTGTTAAAGAAGTTATTCAGATGCCGGTGCCATATTTATATGATGAGGTCATCTCAATAATTAACTTTATGAAAGAGTTTCCACACTTAATTAAAAAGAAGTAGTTATGATATTTTATGAAATAAGAGAGTACAATTCTAATTATCCAGGACGTACTAAGATATTAGCATATAAAGGAATTATATTATTTAGGTATAAGGGAAGATTATTAACCTATCTTAAACCTTTAAAAAATAAAACTAAGGGTTTTGAAGATCCTAAAAACCCAGATGTGTATTTACCAAAGGGGTTTATTGTTTGTAGAAATGAAAGTTTATTATATCATCAATATTATTTAGCTTCAGGTTTTATAGATGCTTTAAAGAATATATTTGGTATAAAACTAAAACCAAAAACTGAAAATCCATTTGCATGATTATAAGACTCTTTGATGTTCAGAATGGTAAAGTAATTCCTACAGAACATTGTTACACACTTAAGGCACTTAAAGATGTCATGGATAATTATCCGGATGACTATCTTAAAGTGTATCTATATCTCTTCTATATGACATGTCCTAACCCGGATATGAATCCATTCTTTCATACTCCAGAAGTAGATAAAGAACATATCATATTAAAAGAGATAGAAGCAGAATTCTCTACAGAGGATGATGATATACATACAGCTCTTTTATTCTGCCAGAGAATGTATGAAACTCCTACATCTAGAGCATACAAGGGTATATCTTCTATGTTAGATAGATTGGGTAGATATATGGAAACAACAACTATCACTGCAGGTAGAGATGGAAATATTAATTCACTGATTGCTGCAGCAAAAAACTTTGACCAGATTAGAGCATCATTTAAAGGAGTATATAAAGATCTCCAGGATGAACAGTCTAGTAAAGTAAGAGGTGGAATTGGAATGGCATATGACCAATAACTATGAGTGAAATCTATCAAGACATACCAACCTATGATAACGGACAATGGACAATCACAAGCTTTGAATCCAGAGAAGACTTCAGTAACTTCATATTTGGGGTTTTCAAAGAACCTGGTGAGTACGGCTTCAATGACACTACTAATAAGATATTTATATCAGAGTCCAACAAGTTTAGAAGTGACGGAGTATATTGCACAGCCCCCTTCAAGTCTAAAGACTTTGTAAACTATTGGGATGATCAAAAAGCAAAATGCAAAAAAGGCATAATAGTTAAAGATTCTGGTAACACATGGTTTCTTGCAAGAGAATACTATATGTGGTTAAACTTCTTACCAATCTTTGATAAGGAGCAACAGAAGTTTGACTTTGCTAAAATAAGGGATGCACAATATCATATGGCTCTATATGAGTTACTAGCAGAACTTAATTACAAACATGTTGCTATCTTAAAGAAACGTCAGATTGCATCTTCTTATTATCATATGGGTAAGCTTATAAACCAGCAGTGGTTTGAAGCAGGGGTTACTCTTAAGATTGGTGCATCACTTAAAGATTATATTAATGAGAAGGGTTCCTGGAAGTTTTTACAGGAATATGCAGCATTCCTAAATGAGCACACAGCATGGTATAGACCTATGTCTCCAGATAAGGTCATGATGTGGCAACAGAAGATTGAAGTAAGAAAAGGAGATAGAAAAACAGAAGTTGGTCTCAAAGGTACCATACAAGGTATGTCATTTGAGAAAGATCCAACAAATGGTGTAGGGGGTCCGGTAAAATACTTCTTCCATGAGGAGGCAGGTATTGCACCTAAGATGGATCAGACATATGAGTATATGCGCCCAGCCATGAGATCAGGTATGGTTACTACAGGTATGTTCATTGCAGCAGGATCTGTGGGTGACTTGTCTCAGTGTGAACCACTAAGAGATATGATCTTGAACCCACTTTCAAAAGATATTTATGCAGTTGAAACTGATCTTATTGATGAAAAAGGTACTATTGGTATGTCAGGATTGTTTATTCCTGAGCAATGGTCAATGCCTCCCTATATTGATGACTTTGGTAACTCTCTTGTAACTGAAGCTTTAGAAGCTTTAGATAGACAGTTTGAGCAATGGAAGAAAGAACTTAATCCAGAAGACTATCAGTTAAGGATATCTCAGCACCCTAGAAATATTAGAGAAGCATTTGCACATAGATCTGTATCTTTATTTCCTACACACTTAGTTGCTGCACAGCAAAGAAGAATTGAAGAGAAAGAATATGGCTATGAGTTCTTAGATATTTTTACAGATGAGAATGGTAAAGTTGCAGTTAAGTCTACAGATAAACAACCTATTAAAGAATTTCCGGTATCTAAAAAACTGGAAGATAAAACTGGAGTACTTGTTGTATGGGAAAGACCAATTGCTGATCCTACATTTGGTCAGTATTATGCTTCTATTGACCCCGTATCAGAAGGTAAGACAACAACATCAGAATCACTCTGTTCTATTTTTATTATGAAAGCTCCTGTAGAAGTAACTAAAGTTACTATGGGAGAAACAGAAACATACATAGAACCAGATAAAATTGTGGCTGCTTGGTGTGGTAGATTTGATGATATTAATAAAACTCACCAGAGATTAGAGTTAATTATAGAATGGTATAATGCCTGGACAGTAATAGAGAATAACATCTCACTATTTATTCAGTACATGATATCAAGAAAGAAACAAAGATATCTAGTACCTAAGAGTCAGATTATGTTCTTGAAAGATCTTGGTGCAAATGCTAACGTGTTCCAGGAGTATGGTTGGAAAAACACTGGTACATTATTTAAAGCACACTTATTAAGTTATGCTATTGAATACTGTAAAGAAGAACTAGATGTAGAAACTAAAACAGATGGTACTGTAGTTAGAACTAAATATGGTATAGAACGTATCCCAGATCCAATGCTACTTAAAGAAATGCAAGAATATGCAGATGGTGTCAACGTGGATAGACTTGTATCATTTGCAGCACTAGTTGCTTTCATGAGAATACAGCAAGCTAATAGAGGTTATTCTAAGAGAGTCATCATGGATGATGCTTCTAAAAACTTGCAAAAGTCAGAAAATTTGTTTAAATTAAATAGAAGCCCGTTCCGTCATATGGGGCAGGGTAGATCATCATTGGGTGGAGGTTTACAGAAATCTGCATTTAAAAATATTAAATAAAGGATATGCAAATATATAATGCCCTTCAGTTAAAAAAAGGAGCCAAAGCTGAATATAATAAGATAGGTACTATTACCCAGCCTTTGCAATTTATTCCTAGTAAGGAAAAGGATGATGAGTGGGCTGCATGGAATTTAGATTGGCTAGAGTGGCAAGGACTAAAACAGATCCGTAAGAATGCCCGTAGACTAATGAAGAACTACAAACTTGCCAAAGGTATTATTGATAGATCTGATTACATAGTAGAAACAAATAATGAGTATAGAGATATAGTAGAAACATTAGTTCAAGATGACATTTCTGCATTAGAACTAAAGTTTTATCCTATTATCCCAAATGTTATTAATGTTCTTGTAGCTGAATTTGCTAAGAGATCTACTAAACTTACCTATAGAGCAGTAGATGAGTATTCATACAATGAGTTATTAGAACAAAAAAGAGCAGCAATTGAAGATGTATTACTTCAAAATGCAGCAGTAAAAATACAAGCACAACTTCTTGCTAATGGTTTAGATCCTAATTCTGAAGAAGCACAACAACAGTTATCTACAGAAAATCTTAAGACTCTTCCAGAAATTGAATCCTACTTCAAAAAAGATTACAGATCTATGATTGAAGAATGGGCTACACATCAACATAAAGTAGATGTGGAAAGATTTAAGATGGATGAGTTAGAAGAAAGAGCATTTAGAGATTCACTTATTACAGATAGAGAGTTCTGGCATTTCCATATGATGGAGGATGACTACCAAGTAGAATTGTGGAATCCAGTAATTTGTTTTTATCATAAGTCTCCAGATGCTAGATACATTTCTCAAGCAAACTGGGTTGGTAAAACAGACATGCTTACAGCAGCAGATGTTATTGATAAGTATGGTTACTTAATGAATGAAGAACAGTTAGCTGCATTAGAAGCAATCTATCCAATTAGAGCTGCTGGTTATACAGTTGGTGGATATCAAAATGATGGTACATTCTATGATGCTACTAAATCTCATGACTGGAATGTCAATATGCCATCATTAGGTTATAGACAATACACATCTGCTATGGCAGGATCCGTATATGATGGTGGTGATATTGTACAACAAATTCTTTCTGAAGGTGAAGACTATGTAAATAATGGTGTTGCATATCTTTTAAGAGTAACAACATGTTACTGGAAGTCACAAAGAAAAGTAGGACATCTTACTAAGATTGAAGAAAGTGGTGAAGTTATTACTGAGATTGTAGATGAACACTATAAAGTAAGTGTTAAACCACAATATGATACAAGACTCTTTAAAAATAAAACAAAAGAGACTGTTATTTATGGTGAGCATGTAGACTGGATCTGGATCAATGAGGTATGGGGTGGTGTAAAAATTGGACCTAACATTCCAAGTTACTGGGGTATGAATAATCCAGGTGGATTAACTCCAATGTACATTGGTGTAAATAAACAAAAAATTGGACCACTTAAGTTTCAGTTTAAAGGTGATTCAAGTCTTTATGGTTGTAAACTTCCAGTAGAAGGTGCTGTATTTTCAGATAGAAATACTAAGTCTACCGCACTACTTGACTTAATGAAGCCATATCAGATTGGATACAATA